TCGGTACTCCTCCGGAATGTCCCCAGAGGAGGCCGCGACAATGCTGTCCCCTGGTACATAGTGGTTCCATACCAGGTTCTGGGCCGCATAGGTGATGTTCTTCACGTAGTAGCCGGATTGGCTTGGGTCTGAGATGACCTCCACGGTAGCAGACAAGGGGCTGCTCTTGGGGATGGTCACCTGGGTCAGGCCCTTGGCCTGGAACCACTTCAGAGACGAATCATACTTCGTCACATAGAAGGCGTCGCTGTTCCGAAAATGATAGGTCCAGATCTGGTCATTCTCCGCCGTCCAGAGCAGGTCCTCGCTGCTCTTCCCAGCCGTGGCCTTCGCCAGGCTCTCCAGGCTGTAGTTCCAGAGCTGGTTGCGGTTCGCAGAGTTCACGCCCTTTTTCATGGCGTAGGTGGAACTGGAGGTGGTGCCGCTCAGGCTGTTGGTCACGCTCCCGCCTACGATCATGTTAAAGGTGCTGTAGGCCACATTCTTGGCGTAGTGGGTGCCGCTGTCTGTCTTGCCTGTGAAGTCGTACCGGGTGAATTTCTGGGTGGCGTACTCGTATTCGATCAGGTAGTAGTTCTTCATGAACAGTTCCGTGGTGGTTGGGTTGTAGCTCACCAGGAACTCATAGCCCGGCACATTGGTGGTGTCCGTGTCTCCGTCAGAGGACCCCTCATAGCCGAAGACGAAAACATTCATCCACTTGCCGTTGTCCAGCACGAAATAGTCCGAGTAGTCTGAGTAGGGACATTTCGCCAAGGCCCGTTCCAGGAAGGTCTTGGTCTGGGTGTCCCCAAGGCCAGAGATGTCCGCCCGCTTTAGTACATCCCCATTTTTAAAGGTCATGGTCTTGTTTGCGTCAATGGGAAAATTGCTGTAGACCACGTTACTCAGGTAGTTCCAGCCCTTGCTTGCGGTCTTGGTCCAGTCCTCGGTGTTCCAGCCGGTCTCGTCCACATACAGCGGCACCGAGAACCTCAGATAGGTGTACTGGCTGGAGTCCTCCTCCAGTTCCTCGTTGTAGACTGTCACCTGCCGGCCTCCCACCAGGAAGGTCCTGGTGGAGGTGTCCCTGGTGTCCACAATGTCGTCCTCCACCTGGATCTTCTCCACCTGGCAGCCGCTGACGGGAAGATAGTAGTCGTGGCTGGAGTCGTCCACATCGAACCAGACGATTTTTTCCGGATTGATCCGGTTTTCCGGCTGGTAGCTGTCGCCCCCGGAGCCGTCAGCGCTTCGGTTGATGGAGATAATGGGGGTGTATACCTCCTCAGCGTTTTTTACGGTACTGCCGGAAGTCCATAGCAGCTTCTCCCCGGTCAGGACCCCACCGGATTCATTGAGCCTTAAATAGATGCCCTCTGCCTTGTAGTAGAGATATTCGTCAAAGGGGAAGAAGTCCCCGTGGCCCTTTTCCGGCAGAGTGATCCCGGAGACAGTCTTCACCTGGATGGTGGAGGCCTCCGGGTCAAAGTACCGGATGCTTGTCCCGTCCACATACACCGTAAGGCCCCGGTACAGGCCCTTGTAGAACCATACGTCCCGGGTCCCAGAGCTTCCGGAGACCACCGTCTCCTGTCCGCCTCTGGGCCGGAGCACCCCCTCCTTGTAGAGCATGTTCAGCATGTCCGGGCTCTGAGCGCTTCCCACCTCAGTGGGGTCGGCCCTCAGATTCAGTCCCCCGTACAAGCTCCCCAGGCGCACAGAGCTGACCGTCCTGGGGTCCGGCATTTTACTAAGCTTTACCTGCATAATTCCTCCTTATAAACCGTCCCCTTCAGGGGAAGGGGGACCGCCGCTTGCGGTGGTGGAAGAGGCCGTCCTTCGTCCCGCCCGCAGGCGACAACCTTCCCCCACCGGGGGAAGGTGGCACGGCGTCAGCCGTGGCGGATGAGGGGAGCCGAAGGCTCAAGAGGCCTCATTCCCCCATCATTCCCTCCAGCCCCATGACATCGGTCACATAGAAGTGCTCCGCACTCAGCCGCTTCCGCATGTTACTGAGCCGATCATCGTACTCGTTCCGAAGGGCCGCATAGGCGAAGGAATCGTCCTGGAGCACCAGCATAGCCGCCACGAAGTATCCCGCCGCAAGCTGGGCCTCCAGGCTCCCATCCAGCTCCTGGTCGTCAATGTCCGCCATAGGAGCCGTGTCCAGCAGCACCGGGTTCCGGTGGTACTCCAGAATGCCGTCCCGCAGCAGGTCGTTCCGGATCAGTACCCGGTCCTTCCCAGCCATGTAGTAGCCCTTGATCCGGGTCATTCTCCCCTGGCGTACCACGGGGATCCCGTCCCCGGTCATCTTCTGGAAGTCCTCCGGCACCTTCACCGCAGTAAATCCCCCCGCCATAGGTGTCAGGTCCTCCTCTTTCGGCTCCATGACCCCCACCAGAGCCTGCCCGTTTGCCGCAATGTCCATCATCGCCGAGTTGAGAAGCCCTGGGATCCTGGCCATGTAGTCCCCCTGGTCATTGTAGGTCTCCCGCAGCTCCGCCCCATCCGCCGAGAACTGGTTGATCAGCTGCAATACGAAGTCCCGAAATTCATAGTATTTCATAAAATCCCTCCTTCGTCCTTAACCTTCCCCTTTAGGGGAAGGGGGACCGCCGCTTGCGGCGGTGGAAGAGGCCTCCCCCATCCCCCGTCTGTCATTGCGACTTAGTAGACCGATGTCACTACCCGCAAGGGGTATGCCACATCCGTAAAGCTCCTTCGTCGCTAACGGCTGTGCTATGGTGTGGCAATCCGTCTCCTTTCCTTCGTCCCGCCCGCAGGCGAAAAACCTTCCCCTTCAGGGGAAGGGGGACCGCCGCTTGCGGCGGTGGAAGAGGCCTCCCCCGTCTCCATCCCCGCGGATGAGGGCCACGCAGCTCAAAGGCCCCCGTTGTAGCTGACCACGCCCACCTTATAGTGTTCCGTCCCGTCCACCTTGTACCGGACAATGTACATCCCGTCCACCTTGCCCAGGCAGTCGCAGGATTCGTAGGCATTCAGGCTTCCGATCTTGGTCTTTTTTGCGGTATCCGCATATACCGGCTCACTGGTGGAGCCATTCTTCCAGGTCTTCACGGATTCAAATTCCTCCTTTTCAGCAGTGGTCTTGGTGTTGGTCGTGGCGGCAATGGCCTTTCCACTGAGGAAGCTGGCCGGGGCCGTGTTCACATCGAACTTCCCGGAAATGCCGCTGATCTGATAGCTGGAGCTGTACTGCCAGAGGTCGTAGCCCGTAAAGCTCGCCTTGCTGGAATACTGGGCATACCACTGGACATAGCTTCCCAGCTTCGCGGTGTCCACCATGTTGTTCCGGTAGTCCAGATTGTAGTACACGCCAGGCCGATAGCCAGCAGCCTTCACAGCCTCCAGGAACGCCACTGCATGGGCGTTGAAAGCCGACTTCCCCAAAGTGACCCCCTGCTTCTTGGCGTAAGCTACCGTGTCATACTCAAAGTCGAAGAACACCGGCAGGGTGATCTTATCCTTGTAGGACTCCAGCAGCTTTACGACAAAGGCTGCCTCGTTCTTTGCCCCGGTCTCGTTCAGGGCATAGCTGAAATGGTAGATGCCCACGGGGATGCCCTGTTTCAGAGCACCCTCCATGTTCGCCTTAAAATAGTTGTCCGTGTGGGATGTACCGTAGCCGGTCCGGATAATGGCGAACTGGATGCCAGCCGCCTTGATCTTTGCCCAGTCCAGCGCCCCGTTGTGCTCCGATACATCAATGCCTATCACATTTGCCATAAAAATTCCTCCTTTATTACCTTCCCGCGTCGTCGCAAGCTGCGTATCGTTCACTTCCGGCTGAAGCCGAAAGTTCACTCGCTCCGCTGCTCCTCCTTTCCCCAGCAGACCCACTTCGTTGGGCTCTGCTGGGGCCCCGTTGGGAAGGTGGCACGGCTTTAGCCGTGACGGATGAGGGGCTTCCCCGTCCCCCGTCTGTCATTGCGAATCCAGTCCGCAGACTGGATGTGGCAATCCGTTCTCCCGTCCCCTTGGCAGCAGTCTGAGCAACCGAGAGACGGATTCCCACGTCGCTTCGCTCCTCGGAATGACATTGGGACCCCAATGCTTTCAAGTACTTACTCCGTCACCTCCGGCAGTCCTGCTACCGATGTGACCACAGACAAAATGCCTGCCAATACCGATGCGGACAGCACTGCTGCCCAATTGACCTCCGTCAGCAGTGCACTGGTACCCACCGTAGCCAGAAAGGTCTGTGCTACGGTCTTTAGCGCCCGAATGCCAGCCGCTTTTGCCCACTTCTTACTCATGCTTCTGCACCTCCTCCAAGTCGTTTATCCTATGGTTCATGACCTTGATCTGCTCCTCCACCACCGGCATACGCCGGGCGAAGTTGTTGTGCTCCCGTACTTCACGGGTCAGCTCCTGGATCTTGGTGTCTGTGACAGCCTGGTTTTTCCCGTTGGCGATCAGTACCCCGATCAGCGTTACACCGCCGGTGACCAATGCCGCAATGATCGTTTCCATGGTCCTTCCCCCTTTTTTATAGTATTTTTAGAGTACTTTAGAGTGTGGTATCCTGATCCAGCAGCGCCTGGACTGCCTCCTTCCAGCGGGACGGCACCATGTCGATGGTGTAACTGCCCTCAGAGTCCTTGATCTTGCGATAAAAAATTTTTGCCATAAATTATGCCTCCTCTGTCAGTAGCTCTGCCAGCTCAACCAAGGCATCCGCTTGTTCCTGCACCTGTTCCTTGAGCTGCTGGTTTTCTGCCCTGAGATTTTCAATTAGCTTTTGCGTCTCAATTGGAATTTCACGTTTTCGGTAAACCATGTTGATCTCCCTCCATGCATTGCTTGTAGAAAGCATCCATGCGCTCCAGGAGCCGATAGGAGTTCCCCTTCTTCGCATGGGCCTTCCAAGCTGTGTACATTTCGTCTGCTTTCTGGCGGCTCATTTCTTGGGATTCCACAAGCCGAGCCACCCGATACAGCTTTTTCCGCTCCGCTTTTACATTCTTGGGGTCAACTTCCACAAGGACCGCCCCTGTTTTGGTAAAAGCGAAGTAAAATCCCAGGAACTTGATTTTATCCTTTGCAGATATGATTTTTGTTTTCCTGGGGTGTAGTTCCAGGCCGATTGCCTGAAGATATGTTTTGATTTGAGATTTTGCGTTTGAATAAATAGTCGTAGTTTGGGTGGACGAGCACAAAATCATCCATAATGCGCACGAACAGCTTGCACCGAAGAACCTCCTTGATGTAATGGTCCATTCCATCCAGCACTGCAATTCCATCAATCAGCACCATTTGGCTGCCTGGATTATATCCAACATCTCCCTTGTGCTGAGCATCCAACACAGCAGCTGCTCTACGATAAGCGTCATCGCTCACGGACCTGGCAAGCCTAGCTTTAGCGACATCATGCCGCATGGAGTCATAATATTTGCGGATGTCACATTGTAAAATGTAGAATTCTCTGCCATAAAGCCGGTAGGCCCGGTGCAAAAATTCTTGGAACCTTTCCCTTGCGAGATCGGTGCCTTTGTCCTTTTGGCAGGCCATATTGTCATAGATAAATGAGCGGGACACTTGCGGATAAATTGCGTTGTCATTGAGGCTCCCCTGATATACCCGATCCCTAAAGGCTGTGCTGACTGCTGTTCTGGGTTTCGGGTGGGTGATCTTTACCTCCCGTGTCTTTCTCGATCGGTAGCTACCGTCCTCTAATTCCTTTGCCAGCTTCAAGGTTTCTTCAATTCCGCGGAGATAGAAGTCCGCCGCTTGATTCTTGTGGAGCTTGCCCTTTTTGCGCTTGAGCATAGACTCATACAGGGATTCAGGGCTTATCACATCTTCTGTTTGCATTCGCATCCCCTTCCGTGCCGTTTGTAGCGGTCTACCCCGCAGGGCGGCCCCATCGACACAGTATTGTTCACCCCGTTTCCAGGGCCAGGAACTCGGCTCCTTGCTTCCAATACCGCCGCTCCCCCTGCTAGACAGGAGGCATTGTGCTTGGCGTAAGGCGCAATCCGGGCAGGCGCGAAAGGAGTTGTACGCGTTGTTGTTGTTCACGTTCCCGCTGGCGTGCTCATACCAGACATAGGACGAATTGCCGCGATTCGCACTCCCCAGACGCACATTCTGCGTATAGCCTACATCCTGTTTATCACATCGCTACACCAGCTTGGCGTAACGCTTGCGATCTGACGCTTGCCACGCACGGATCTTATCCCGCACGTCTATCACCATTTGGCCCCAGTACAGCATCCGCTTGGTGCTCAGATGGTACCGCCGTTTAGCCAATTGGAGCACCGGCAGCATATCCTCACAACGCTGGATTGCCATATCCTGAAACCTCCTGCGCTCCATGTAGTCCGCCTGGCCATCCACACGGATGTAGTTTGCTCGGTAACAATACATGTAGATTTCCAGGGACCACTGCTTTAATGCCTTGACAAGTGCGGTCCCTTGACCGGGTGGGAAATTCTTCTGGTTATCTGTAATTTGATCAGAGTAGTGTGCCAGTTGCTCCGCCGCTATGGTGACCCCAAACTTGGAAGGCCACGTTTTCTCCGTGGCGTAGTTTCTCGGCATAGGCTCGTTCCTCCTTCGGGAGGCCGCAAGTGTGCGGCCTCCGATTATTATGATTGGTTAGATGAAGCAAGCCGGGCAGGCGCGAACGGAGTTGCACGCGCCGTTGCTGTACACGCTCCCGCTGGCGTGCTCATACCAGACATAGGACGAATTTTCGCGATTCGCACTCCCCAGACGCACATTCTGCGCTTGTGTTTGATTGTTTAAGGCGTAATTGATAAGCTCCGGATAAGTGCCACGGGGTTGGAACCGCCCAGAAAGGCCCGCACTTTCGGCCAGCGTCTTGTAATAGTCCCAATACTCACCCTCAACACCAGATGCCCCCGGCTGAATGTAGTGCTGCTCCAGCGATGGCAGGAAAAATTTGGCCTCCACTGTCTCTGTACCCAGCGTTTTATCCGGCTCCGTGACCGCATTGAGCGCGCTGCCGATCAGGATAGGCTCTGCCGCCGATACAAAGTCTTCCGGCAGACCCGCCAAAAATCCGCGGGTGGAATTAAGCGTGCCGGGTGCTACGTCGCCAATGTGCTGCGCTGTCCACCAGCTGCCCTTGTCTGCCCCACTGTTGAGCCACTGGTGATATGCAGAGTGACTGTAGCGGTTGTAGCCACCTACCACGATGTTACAAGTCGTGTCCTTGATAGCATTGTGGTAGATGGCTGTATAATCGTCATAGGGTACCGCATCTCCAGCAGATAGACTGAGCAGGGTATATGTGGAGCCATCATAGCCGTAGTAATAAAGCCCCTCCGTTGCAGTCTCCTCCGAGGCCTTCTCGGTCTCGGACGCATCGAAAGGATGGGACTCAACGGTCGCATAGTGGCTCTTGAGATAGATGCCCTCCCGCACTGTACCGTCTGCCAGTGTGGCAGTTTTGCCCAGGCACATATCCCAGGGCATTGCGTAGGTGTTACCGATTGCGTCTGTGTAGTCCACCACGATTTGATCGCCCTCGGAAAAATATTTTCTCGCCAGCCCTGCTTTGGAAATATCCTTGACCGTCTGAATGTCTGCCACGTCAAACTTGCGTCCCTCTGCCATGCTCTTGAGGTAGAGATTGCACTCTTTCAGGTTTTTATTTACGGCTTGTAAGGTCGCGTCCCTCATAAAATCAAATTCCGGCATCGTTGTCCTCCCTTTCCGCAAGCTGCTCAAGCAGCTCGGCCATATTCGTTGTGGTATCGGCCAAATCTTGGGCTGTTGTCTCTCTTGCCATCGTCACCGGCACGTACTCCTCTCCCGTGTCTGGGTCGGTGTAGCCAAGCAGCACTCCACCATCGTCCAACATGGTGAGGCTAAATCCGTTGAGGTCTCCGCTGCTCATCCCTTCCTCGGAAATCATCTTGAGATATTCGACGGCTTCTATAACCTTGCTGTAGATATCCTGTGCTGTGGATTCCTGTCCAATGTCGGAGATGGCCTCCTGGAGTGCTTTTGCCGTTTCCGCGTTTTGGTCCGCTGTTTCTGCGGCCTGAGAGGATACTTTCTGGGCCTCTTTCGTGGCTTGCTCCATGGACTCAGTGGTCTTCTGGCGTTCCTCCTCAGCCTCTACCCGGGCCTCCTCAGCGGTGATACGCAAGTTCTCAGCCTCGATTCTCTCTGTTTCTGCGGTCTCTCTGGCTTCTTCGGATGTGCGCCTAGCCCTTTCGGCTGCCTCTCTGGTTTCCTCTACCGTGGCCACCTGACTCAGTGCTTCCTGGACCGGTGTCTCCAGCGTGTTAAGCACATCCTGTTCGATAGCCGCTTTATCCGCCTCTGTCCAGTAGTCAGTGCCACGGACTGGGGTGTACCCAGGCTCTCCCTTGTCGCCCTTGGGGCCTTGGTCCCCTGTGTCACCCTTGTCGCCCTTCTCCCCCTGAGGGCCGGTCAGGTCGCCCCGGATGATGGCCTTCGTTACCTCATTTGTGACCTCGTTGCCGACCCGTTCGTCCATACCCTGGAGTAGCCGGTCCGTGGAGGTATCCACCTTCTCGGTCATGCCCTGGGTCAGCTGGTCGGTAGCATTCTCTACCTTCTCGGTCATGTCCTGGGTCAGTTGGTCGGTGGCCGCCTCTACCTTCTCGGTCATGTCCTGAGTCAGCCTCGTCGTATGCGCCTCTACCTTCTCGGTCATGCCCTGGGTCAGTTGGTCGGTAGCATTCTCTACCTTCTCGGTCATGCCCTGGGTCAGTTGGTCGGTAGCATTCTCTACCTTCTCGGTCATGTCCTGGGTCAGTTGGTCGGTGGCCGCCTCTACCTTCTCGGTCATGTCCTGGGTCAGCCTCGTCGTATGCGCCTCTACCTTCTCGGTCATGTCCTGGGTCAGTTGGTCGGTAGCATTCTCTACCTTCTCGGTCATGTCCTGGGTCAGTTGGTCGGTAGCATTCTCTACCTTCTCGGTCATGTCCTGAGTCAGCTGGTCGGTGGAAGTCTTCACCGCCAGGGTTACCTTCTCGTCCACGGCCTGGAGCAGACGCTCGTAGAGGCTCTGCCCCACCTCCAGGTCGATCTCCGTGTCCTCGGTCCGGAAGTCTGCCCCCCGGGTCAGGTCGCAGACTGTATCCCAGTTGGTGGGCAGCACCAGGTCCTTTTCTTCATTGTAGCCCTGAACGCCGATCTCCAGCCTCCGGCTGGGACTCTGTAAAACCTCCGCTGGAATATTGCAGGAGGTCTGCCCCGTCTCGAAGATCACGGCCTTTTTGTAGCCTCCGGCCCGGAACACCGCCACCTTGGTGAGCCCGTCCCACTCGCTGCTGAAGGTGAAGCTCACAGCAAAGACGTTCTTTGCCGAGGAAGTCACCTGGAGTGAACTGTGGACCACCTGGCATTTGGTGCCCTCCACCGTCACTTGAATTGAAAACATGCTCTCACCTCCTTAGGATGAAGTCTTATAGGTAATGGTGCCACTGAGCAGCATACCGCTTTTACCGCCACAGTAGAGATTGGTGGAATACCGGAAACCGGCTGAGCTGTTGCAGGTGCAGCCTCTCCCGTAGATATACTTCGACCCGCCGACAATACGCCACCCTTGAAACAGAACGTCTGCCTCCCCATAATACCCAGAACATTCCCCTCCACCTCCAGCATATACATTGCTGGACGGGGTGTATGGAAGACCGCTGACGATTAGCTGCGTTGAGCTTTTGTCAGCGGAGAGACTGAGATTCAGGTCAAAGCCGACAGTCACTGTATTTCCAACCTTGAGGTACCAACCGTTTCGTCGGCTGTAGCTCGAAACTGTGACTCCGTAGAGCGTTGGTGTCCAGGTACCGCTGATGACCCCCAGGTTTGTCCGGGCTGTTGCCGCAGTCGTTGCGCCTGTTCCACCGTGGGAGACGTCTATCGTTTCCCCGGCCCAGCTTGCCTCCGTAATTTGTCCGAGAATTGCCACATCAGAGTAGCCAGTCCCACCATTGAGGTATCCACCAGCTTCCAGGACGATAGCACCGCCAGTTTTGATGTGCAAATCATTTGAATCTGCACATGTCACGTTTACTATTCCTACACCGTTTGCATAGCTCCCTGTCTGCGATGAAACCGTTAATTTCGAGTATGATCCAGAAAGTGAAAACGTAGGAATGTTTCTTCCTGACCCCACCAGTGAAACGCTGGAAACGGTTATATCCTTTGCAAACAGGCTTGTAGTGTCTATATTGCCGCCACAAATAGTGGTCTTTCCTTCGGTGCTCAGGTCCGAGAAGGTCACAAGGCCGCTTAGGTCGATGGTGCCCGTCTGGGTCTCCCCGTTTACCGACAGAGTGATGGTAGCCGTTTGGGATCCGTTTTTAACGGACAGTGCAATGCTGTCTGCCAGCTGTGTAATGGTCGATACAGCACTTTCGGCTGTCTGCAGGGCTTCACTGGCCGAACTTGCCGCACTGTCCGCGGTGCTCTTTGCGCTGTCCGCAGTGCTCTTTGCGCTGTCTGCGACCGTCTGGGCGTTGCTTGCAGAGCTCTCCGCCCCCTGGACCCGCAGCTCGATCTTGTCTGCCATCTGGGTGATGGCAGACTCCGCAGTCTTTGCCGAGGCAGCCGCATCACTGGCAGAGTCCGCCGCATTGCCCGCAGCACTCTCGGCATTACTGGCCGATGTGGCCGCATCATTGGCGGCTGTCTCCGCACTCTGTACCCGCAGCTCGATCTTCTCGGCCGTCTGAGTAATTGTAGACTCAGCATTTTGCGCTGAAGCGGCGGCCTCGCTGGCTGAAGCTTCTGCATTGGTCACCCGCAGAGTAATGCTGTCTGTGGTCTGCTCGATAGAGCTCAGCCGCCCCGCCAAGTCCGAAACTGTAGTCTCAATGCCATTGTCGCTGGCGGTCACTGTCACCTCTGCCGACTGAAGGCTCAGCTGCTCCAGCAGTTCCGCTGTCCCGACCTTGTCGGCATCCACTGCGTTGATCTTCCGCAGCAGCTTCTTGAGGGCTACATTGACCCCCTCATAAAATTTCGTCAGTTCCTCATCCGTCCATGTATGTGCCATAGCATCCTCCTATATCTCTCGTCCTGGCCGTGGGCCTAACCGTCCTCAGGGGAAGGGGGACCGCCTTGGCGGTGGAAGAGGCTGTCCCCTCGTCCATCCCCAATATGCCCCTGTCAGCTTAGCTGGCAGGGGCATTGTTTCCGCTTAGGTCAGCCGATGTTTAGCCGGGTCACACCGTGGCCCACAGGCTTGCTATTGGAGTCCACCTCGACTACCTGCACGATGGTATGGCTAGAGGTGGGGGTGATCTCGGTTCCGCTGGCCTCCAGCTTGGTCCAAGCGGAGGTAGTGATAGCAGTGCCGTAGGTCACAGCGGTCTGCTCGGTGCCGGTCTTGTAGTACCAGGTGTTGCCGCTCTCCGCCTGAGGCGCAACGGTGATCACGGTCTTGCCCACGGTTACACTGGGCGCAGACTGTACCTCCAGGGTCCGGAGTACGCCGCTGCCGCCGATGTAGTAGATGCCGTTGACCTTGTTGTCCAGCACAAAGCAGTCGTAGATCAGACGGCCCTCCACCTTGTAGCCGCTGATGCCGGGAGGGTTGTCGTGGATCTTGTAGTCCTTCAGCTGCTCAGGTGCCACGCTGGCATAGGGATGGGTCAGCAGGCAGCTGCAGCCGTTGGGCAGCCGGGAGGAGGGTACCCGCTTGATCTGGACACCGTCCACCTCACCGATCACGCCCTTGGTCAGCATCTTCTGGGAGCTGTCACCATAGCGCACAAAGGCCGGGTCCTGCTTCAGGAGGTTAGCGAAGGCGTAGGAGCACACAGCCACACGGCCCTCATCGGGGGCCATGTGATCCCCAAGAAACTCCTGGGCAGCCAGGAACAGCTCGTAGGCATTGCTCTTGGTGGCCTTGGTGGTAGAGAGGTTGCCCAGGGCGCTGGCCTTAGACGCCAGAGTCTTAAATACATAGGTGTCATACTCGGGGATGCACACCTCGTTGATCTGACGGGAAAGGGCCTTGTTTGCCTCCATGACCGCCTGACTCTGGATCAGGTCGCCCCGGTCAATGATGAAGGAGAAAGACCGGTCCTTGTTTACCTCCAGCTTCTGCACGCTGGCCTGGAGGTCAATAGCCTTACCATAGCGGTCAGCGCCGGCGGTCTCAGGATGCCGGGTGTAGTCGCTCATGGGGGCCGTGGGTACGCTGTAGACGTTGACACTCTGGACACCGTCAAACTCATAGGCGTTGCCGGTGACACCGGTGGCGAAGGATTCCCGCTGGAATCGCTCGTCTACCTTGTCGGAAAACTTAGATGCAAGATTCATTGCCATAGGTTATATCACTCCTTGTTTGTCGTTAAATTGGTTTACCAGTAGGGGTCGTCAAAGCCCACAAGCATGGGGTCCTCCTGCTGCTGGGTCCCGCCGCTTGCGGATACCCCCTTTTTGATGGGGGCCTTCTGGGCCGCAGCCTCGTTCTGCTGGTATACCTGGTTTTGCTTTCTGAGCGTCTCCAGTTCCTGGGCATTCTGCCTTGCCTCATACTCGAGATATGCCGCAGTCAGGTTCTCTCCGTTCATGTAGGCTTTCAGGACCTGATCCGGAAACGGTGTCTGGGTGCTTCTCAGCTCAGGCCGCTTCTGGAACAGGGTCTGGAGGTCTGCCGAAAACTGCTCTGTTGTGGGCGGGGCCATCGGCTCCGCAGTCTCAGTTTCTGCGGATGAAGCTGGTACCTCGGTCTCTGCCACGCTTTCTCTAGCGTCTTTCATTCTCTGGTCTACGATGTACTCCGCCACTTCCTGGGCAGTTCCCGCCTCCACCATGGCACTCACCTGAGAGTTTCTGGCAGTCTCAGAAATGCCGTTTACCATAGCCTCTATGGTCGCTTCTGGGGTCTCCCCGGAGAAGTTCATCACCTTTGCCAGGCCCATTGCCTGGTCCACCATCGCCTTGTAGCGCCCCAGCTCTTCCTTGGCCTCATTGGCTCTTTGGACCGCCCGGTCCATGTTCTGGGCTTTCTGGTAGATGGTGGGCAGCTCGTCCCGGCGCAGGGTGACGCTCTGCTCCTGATGGTTGATTTTGGCGTTGAAGGTCAGGTCCCCTGCCTCGTCGGGCTGTGGCTGCTGCTCTGTGGTGGGAGTGGCCTCAGTCTCCGCCGCCGGTTCCTCATCCCGGGTGGTGTCCTGGGAGAAAGGTACCTGGGTCTCTTCACTTTCTTCGCCTGAACTCTCTGCCGCTTCTTCGGCTTCTCCGGTTGTCTCTGTAACCGGAGCCGTATCGTCAAAACCGGCAAAGAGGTCCATGGTCCCCTCAGTGTCGAGGGTCACATCTGAACTGTTCGAGAAACTCGAACTGTTGGACAATGCTGTAGTTTCCTCCATTGTTATCTCCTTTCTTGGTGCGAAAGTTTTGGATGGGAGGTCCTGGTGTGGGCCACCGTCTCCTATCGATCAAGCGGCAATGTAGAAAAGCCGCAAAATCTCAGTTGTTCATCTTCATAGAAACGCTCTTAGCCAACGCATTCTTGGCCCTGGTAGGCAGCTTTTGGAACTGGGTCTGGACATTGGATGGCAGCTGAGATACCGCCTTGTCCTGGTCCAGGCTCCCGCCTACGGTCTGTCCGCCGGATTTTCCGCTGCCCTTCTTCTGGGAGGTAGAAGCCCCGTTGGCGTTGATCTGCTGCATGACGCTGTCCGTCTGCTGCTCTGTCCGGCTGTCCGGAAGGGCTGTCCCCGCGGGCATACCGTCCAGCTTAGACTGCTCCCGCTTTAGCTTGTCCACAAGCTCTTGCTTCCTGGGGATCAGCTTGTCCGGCACACGCTCCAGGTAGTCGATCACATCGATCATCTGAGCGGTCCGCAGGTTGTCCAGGGTCTGCATCATGGCGATCTCGCTGTAGGCCGTAGCCGATCCCACATCCACCCGCACATTCAGGAACAGCCGTTTGAGCCTGGAGAAGTCATAGGGCTCCATGACCCGCCGCTCCTCACTGGTGGTCTTCAGCATCCCGGTGTACTGGTTCATGACCGGCATACCGCTGGAAATGTCCGTGGCCACGGTCTCCATGGCCCGGCTCCTGACTATGGGTCTCTCCCCATAGTAGGTACCCATCATATCCAGGAGGATCTTCACGATCTCCTCACTCCACTCATACATGCCCGCCCGGATGTTCTCCAGAGGGACCTCTGCGTTGGACTGCATGACCATAATGGCGCTGGTGTTCTCGCTCTTGACGTTACCCAGCTGCACATCTGTGACTCCAAGGCACTCCTTGGTGAAGGAGACCACCTGGTTAATGACACCAATGATTTGGTTGGACATGTCCGCTGGGCTCAGGTTCGCCGCCACTTGGTTGATGGCCTGGCCGGGCTGTAGGCCCCGGACCGCAATACTCTGGCCGATCTCATTGGACCACTGGCCGATCAGGTCCGCATTGTAGACCGTCTTGGGAAAGGCTTCCAGCTGGAGATGCCGCATGACCATGGCGAACATGCTGTTGATAAAGATCTGGTTCGGAATGACCCCGGTGACCAGAGCTCTACCGTGGTAGCAGTTCTTCTGCTTCTCCCAGTTGCCCCAGGCAATGGGATAGTAGGTAAGGCCGGTGTCCACATCTTCAAAGATGCTCTGGGACTGGGTACACTTGGTAATGTGAACCGATGTCACCTGCTCCCTGACCTTCTTCATCTTCTGGATGGGCCGCCCGCTGACATCCAGCAGGATCTTCCCGTTCTCGCCCTTCTCGTAGACCGGCTCCCCGTTCTTGTAGGTTACAGGTTCCAAAACCGGGTTCCCGTCCACATCCTTCATGTCCTGCTCGGTGACGATTTTCTCATAGAGATAGATGTACATGCACTTGGCGTTCTCTCTGCCGCTGAGCTCCACCTTTCCGCCGCTGGCCACCTGCTCCCGCCACTCTGCATCCGGCTGGATCTGACTGGCCCCGGCCTCGTCTCCCGGGTGCCGGGCAAGGTACTCGTCCCGGAGATTCTGTACCGTGTCCCGGCCGATCAAAAGGATATAGGGCTGTGCCTGAGCATCGGCTATGTTCGGGTTCCCGAACATCACGTTGACCCCGTCCACCATCTCCATTTTGATCTCACCCCGATAAGCCCCGGAAGCTCCACCGTAGGGCAGTGCGTCTGCATCCCAGTAGAAGTGGGCGCAGTAGTCTCCGGTCTGGGCTCCGTCAAACAGTGCATCCCGGATGCGGTACTCCAGCTTCAGCTTCTCTAAGAGGTTGTTGACCTCTGCCTGGGCAAACTCTGTGGTGCTGCCACCGCTTGGGTCTCCGGCTCCGCCGTCATAATAGGAAAGTGGCTCCAGGTTCACGCTCAGGCCCCCGCTGGTCACCTGGGAGACCAGTACGTTGGTCACCCGCTTGATGATATTGAATGTGGGCTTTGGCAGCCTGGCCATGGCCGGTGTCTGGGGCAGATGCACCCACTGGTTCCCGGCAAAGAACTCCGTGTTGGTGTCTACCATGGTGTAGTAGTTGGGAGTCAGGCTGTTGTTGTACCGCCGCCCCTCCTCATAGAGCTGGAACGCTCTGGTCCGCTGCTCTTTGCATTTCCCGTTCAAATCTCACTCACCCCTCTTCGTGGTTCATGTGCAATTCCTTGTCATTCTGAGCCAGTGCGCACACTGGCGTGAGAATCCGTTTCCCGTCCCGCCCGCAGGCGACAACCTTCGCCCCTCGGGAGAAGGTACCCGAAGGGCGGATGAGGGGAGCAACGCTCAAAAGCCTCACTTATACATCTCCTCATTCCCGCTCATCCCATAGGCCATCTCAGCGTTGTACTCCATCTGCTGCCGGAAGGCCTCCTGCTCCGCAATGAGCCGCTTCCGCTCCTTCTCTATCTCCTCCGTGCTCCGCCCATCCACATAGGTCTTCGGCGGCTCCGGGTGTCCATGGTCCCGTCCCCGAAGCATCGCCCCCAGGCATACGCCCAGGCCAAACACGGAAAGGATCAGCACCATTCCCGCCATACCGATCAAAAGCTCCATAGGTCCTCCCTGTACGCCATCTGGCGTTCGTTCTCCCCGTAGGGGTCATAGCAGGCCGCCGACAAAAAGGCGTTCTTCTCCTGCTCCATGTAATCTTCCTGCTCGCTTCGCTCTATCACCCTGGTCCCGCCGTAGGCATACAGCAGCCTGGATAGGGCCTGGGTGGTAGCGTCCACCTCATCGTCGTGCTTCCCCGCCGGGAACTCACTCCACTCCTTCAGGTACTCCTCCATGCCCATGTCGCCACTTGGGAGGTACACATGCCCGGTCTCAATGGCCGGAGATACAGCGTTCACCCGTGCCACCTTGCCGCCCATGGGGTTTACCGCCACCACACCTGGCATCTCCCGCTGGAGGGTTTGGATAATGGCACTGCCGTTGGCCTTGTCCTCAATGTAGACAAAGCTCACGCCCGGGAAATACCCCCGAACTTGCCTGATTTTCGCCACCGTTGCCGTGAAGTTCAGGTGGGCCTTGCACCGGTACCGGAGGTAATAGTCCTCCCCGTGTTTCCCCCATACTTGGATTGCCACATAGTCATTGTCGTCTCCGTCCTTGAAGGCCGCATCCACGCTGATGCACTCGGTCCCAAAGTCCGTAACCTCCTTGGGGTCGTAGTACCTCCACCAGCTCCGCTGAACCATATTGCCGCCCTCTACCACCGGGTTGCACATATACAGGGCGCTCCAGGCTCTGGGTCCGCCCTGGGGGGTCTGAAAGGTAGGACTTTTTAAACTGCTGGAGCCACTTGTCGTCCTTCCCGATTTCCGGACACAGGGACTCTCCGGGCTTTCTGCCCATGGGGTCATTGTCTCCGGCCTCTACGGGCAGCCGAATCAGGGTGGCAAACTCCTCGCTTTTCAGCAGCCTCGCCGCCATGTCGTCCTCGTGCCAGGGGGTCATAATGAGAATGACCTTCGCCCCAGCGGAAAGACGGGACTTCATGGAGTTCAGCCACTCACCCCATATCCGGTTCCTTGTGGTCTCCGAGTCTGCCTCTTGACGGCTCTTGATCGGGTCATCAATGATCATCAGGTCCGCAGGGTTGCCGGTGATGCCGGACATCACGCCACGGGAGAGCATGGACCCGCCGGTCTCCAGCTCAAAGTGGTCAGACCGGTCAACTTTCCCAACGCTGATGCCGAACAGGTTCTTCCCCACCTTCTTGACCTTGTCCTTGTTTTTTCTGAGGAACCGCTCGCCGGTGTCCTCGTTGTAACTGACCTCAATGACCCGCCTTGTGGGGTACTTCCCCAGGTACCAGGATGGCAGTGCCTCCGTGACTGTCCAGGACTTCCCGTGCTGGGGCGGTGATTCCAAGATCAGGATGTCATAGGCGTGGCCCGTGTCTGACTCAATGAAGCTCTGTATTTTCTCCGCCAGGAAAATGGAAAGCCGTGTCTTCTTCCACTCAGCTCCGCCCACATAGGGGAGGTAGTCCGCATAGTGCCGCCGGGCAAGTTCCCGCCGTGCAAGCTCCCCCATGGTCTTGTCATAGTTTTCTCTGTTGCCTCGGGTTGATGCCGCCTTGGTCGCAGCCCCTTTGGTAGCTGCCATGTGGTCGCCTCCTTCCTCGCCCTTCGTCTTTCGTCCTTCGTGTCATTCTGAGCCAGTTCGCAAACTGGCGTGAGAATCCGTTCCCCCGTCCTCCGTCCTTCCTCCGTCCCGCCCGCAGGCCTGGCCGTCCCCTTTAGGGGAAGGGGGACCGCGTCAGCGGTGGAAGAGGCTTTCACTTCGTCCCTATCATTTTCGTGGTTTCACGAAAATGGTCCCGCTATACATGAAATGTAGAAAAATGTCGAAAAGTTCAAAACCCATAGAAATCCGCAAGTTCGCCTGCCGCCATGGGGAGGCCGCCGCTCCTTCGGAGCGAAGACCACCCTGACCCCGGGGGGCTATAGGGGGTAGGTAGTAAATTTGAGGTATCGGATTTTTTACCCCCTCCCTCTCCCCACTAAAAAGGAGTTTCGGCCTCGGCTCCTGCTGCCCTGCTGCTCCCTCCATCAACAGAAAGCATGAATGAATCTATCTATCATCAAAATGGCCAGCTGCACCTCACTGACTTTTCTATTTTTAAATCAGCAGCAGCCACATCAAAATTACTGACTTTTCATTTTTCAGATCAGCAGCAGCCATATCAATTACTGACTTTTGCCACAGAAAAAAGCGGCCCGGCCACCGCCGAACCGCCCTATATATTCCAAACTAAAATACATAGTAAAAGCCGGGACCCGCTGCACCGCAACGGCCCTGGCCTTTTCTCTAAGGGAATTGTACCACATACGTACCACATTACCCCTCAGAATCTTCATTATGTAAACCGATTTCAGCCCCTTCGGCCACCGGCTCCAGGTCAATGATCTCCGGCTCACTATCTAAAGACTCAGGTCTCTCTCGCTCTGCGATAGCTCTCAGCTGCTCATCTGACAGGCTGCCAAGCTCCAGCATTGCGAACGGCTTATCATCTAAATTACCGACCTTAACCAATATCTGCGGATTCTCTCCGGCTGTATCTCTTAGGAATGCCGCCCAGTCCTTGTCTCCCTTTTTGGCCCTTTCGGCTCCAGCTGCAAGAATGGCCTCCCGCTGAGTGAGCTCCAGGTCCTCCGGCAGGTTGAGCGTAGTCCTGGCCCGCTCTGCCTCCTCATTGTTCAGCTCTCCAGACAGCACCAGCTGCGCCGCCTCTCTCCAGCTCTTGGCCCGCCTTCTCGCCACCACAGACGCCTCCGCCGCCCTCTTCGCGCTCTGAATGCGCTGCTCCTGGGTGAGGCGCTGGTTATAGTCGTTGATGTTACCCATGCTCCCCACCTCCGCAAAATCTCTAGTATAACCATATCATACCATATCAGGTACTATCAAGTACCGTGAACTCCCATCCAGTAAAAAATATCTAAAATAACAGCAAAAACGGCCCCGCAGGGCCGCCTTGCTACTCTGAAGCATGTTGTTTTGCTGCTGCATCCTCCGCCAGGCAGCGGCGGAGATATCCGGCGAGCAGTCCGTTGACCGTCTGCCCCCGCTCCTTGGCGTAGGCCCGGAAGGCCTCGGCCTCCTCGGTCTTGATTTTGACGGACAGCACCGCCATGTGCTCAGCATCCCACTTGTTGTTACTGGCTCTCTTGGCTCTGCTTACTGCCATCCGATCACCTCCAATCTTCTCCATTATACCACAGCACCCACAGCACGGTATACCGTGAATAATAGCCAAAAGTAGTACCGTGTTTTTGTATAAAGCAGAGAAAACACGGTATGACCGTGAAAATTGCTTGACAGTTACGGTAATACCGTGTATTCTGGCCACAGAAACCAAAAACAACCAACAAGGAGGAACCAAAATTGGCTGCAGAGACTAACCCCATCAGAGAAATGAAAGAAGCAATGTTCAGTGAGAACAAGGCGTTTAACATCGTCAAGTGGAGCGGCGATGGCGAAGACATTGAAACCGTGTGCTATGCGACCACAAAAGAGCAGTTTCAGAAGTTCATCACCACATATCCGCACAAGAGCTTTGAAAGAATCAGCTATAACCCAAATACAAGAGAGTTCATGTACCGTATCGGATAACGAACCGCCCGCCCCGGAGGTTACGAGGGAAAGGAGGAATTACCATGGAAAAGAGAATCACCTACTACAAGTACAAAGACCGCTTTTCGCAGTATCCCACCGTCCCCGGCAGCTACCGCAAGTCTGATAAAACGATCCTCGTCATTTTCCCGCCTAAGCCCCAGATCAGAGCCACACCCCGAGTTTGATCCTGACCGATTGCCGGACACGCTCCGGCAATCCAGTGAAGACCAAACAAAATTATTAGGAGGTAACAACTATGTTAAACATCTATCTGACCAACCTTGGTAAGTACAACGAGGGCGAGCTAATCGGCGAATGGGTCGAGCTCCCGGCCACCGAGGAGGAGCTAAACGCAGCTCTGGAGCGTATCGGCATCGGCAGCCTGGACGAGTTTGGCCAGCCCTACGAGGAGTATTTTATTACCGACTATGAGACCGATGTTCCCGGCGTGGAGATCGGCGAGTATGACAGCCTGGACACGGTCAACGAGCTGGCGGAGACCCTGGACGGCCTTGACGAGGCAGAGCTTGAGATCATGGGTGCCCTGCTGAATGAGGGCTACAGCCTGGAAGAGGCCCTGGACCACCTGGAGGACTGCACCGTATGGTATGACTGCACAGATATGACGGACGTAGCCGAGCAGTACTGTGAGGAGACCGGCATTCTGGATCAGATCCCGGAATCCCTTCGCAGCTACTTCGATTTTGAGGCCTTTGGCCGCGACCTTGGCTTTTCCGGTCAGTTCGTTTTCACCGACCATAACTGTGTCGAGATCTACTAATAGGAAGGCCGCCGGACCCCACCGGCGGCCTTCCATCTATATAAATCCCTTGACAATTCATTTATTCTATTTTAAAATATTTTCAAGAAATCTTGTTGTAAAAATTCTGTTTTGGAATATAATAGGGAGGGTGATTCATGGATCTTTGTAAGCTGGATGGGTTTGACAGAATCTATTGTACTGATACATTTTGGGATGAATACAAAGCATTATTTGGGAAGGGCGCAAGCATTCCAAAGCAATACCTGAACAAGCTCTATACAAACCTGACCATTCTCGATCAAAGAGGTTCTATCAAAATGCCAAATTTTGAGGCGCTAAAAGGTGCCCCGGGCCTGTATTGCATCCGGCATGTGTCAGCGATAAATCCAAGGGTCATATTTTTTATAGACGCTGGAAACGATTTCATCATTCTTCTCTGTTCATTTGTTGAAAAAGCGAGTTCCGATTATACCGCTGCAATAACCCGGGCCCAGTCAATTTTGAAGCTATTGGAGGCGTAAAAACATGATAAACCCAGAAAAAATAAAAAATGCAAAGTCTTGTGCATTCCCGTCAGAACTAACCAGCGAAGAAAAGTTCCAGGCCCGCTTTTATGCCAAGCTTGCAATGTTCGTGTACAATGAAAGAGAGGCCCAGGGTCTGACGCAGGCGCAATTTGCGGAGAAGTTCCATATTTCGCAATCTACCGTTTCCAAAATTGAAACCGCAGATGGTGGCATTTCTCTTGCGGCCGTCATTGATGTCGCCAGCAAACTGGGCTTTGAATTAGACTTTACAAACACAGCAAAGGACAAAGGAAAAATTGTATCCCTTGCGGACCGCAGAGGGAAGGCACGAAAACTCACATCGATGTCATCCCGTGATAATAAATTCTATGGGCAGAGCTTTTCTGTAACCGATCAGTATTTGGAGGAAATGTAATTATGATGATGTACGCAAACAAGTTTACCATCTCAGCAGACGAATCCGGACGTGAAGTTGTGCTCACTTTTATCCAGCAATCTCCAATCGTAAATGCTGTGACCGGTGACGTTGATGGAACCAATGCCGAAGTGGTTTCCAACATTGTACTAACCGGATCAGGAGCTAGGGCGTTATCTGATTTGATTGACAATGTTCTGGATAGCCAGCCTGACGAAGATCCTGAATAACCGAAGAAGCCCCCCACGTTCACCGTGAGGGGCTTCCCTATTATCCCAGTCCCAGCCGCCGGAACTCTACTTCGGCCTGTCCCAGTGCCTCCAGCCTGACCCGGAAAAGACTCGTCTCGGACAGGCACCCACGTTTTCCAGTGACCTGCCGGCCATCAGATCGGATATGTACCGGCCGCAGCATGTGCCTTACATCGTCCCAGCTAAAGCCCTCGGCATAGTAGAGCCGCAGCAGCCGCCGGTATCTTCGCCCGATGTCGTTTTTCTCTCCGACCTGGGCGATAAAGTTTAAGAGCTCATCCCGGACTTTGTTGGCCTTTTCCAGCAGCTGGTCCCGCTCCAAGATCAGATCCCCCAGGGCCGCATCCAGATCCCGGCCTTTGCCGCCGGAGCCCTTGACCTTCGCCCGGTCTCCGTACTTGCTGGTCATGCGCTCTTTTCGGAGTTCCATAGCCTCGATCTGGGTGTTCAGCTCGTCTACATCCTCCATTGCTTCCCTGTACTGCATCAGATATTCCGTAAGTGTCATACCTAGCCTCCCAGCTCCAGCCCTTTAATGGGCCGGTAGCTATTTTTCTTTGCCTTATTATACCGCTCTTTCAGTTTCGCCGCAGCATATTCGTATCCGTCAGTTTGGCACATGCGTTCCATGTCCTTAAACATGGATTCCACCAGCGGATCAATGTCCCGTAGGATCCTGCTGGCCCCGGCAGTATGGCTCTCCATAATGGCCGTAAACACGACCTCTATAGCGAGTCTAGTATAATCGTTGGCCAGGTCCGCAGCGCCCTCCAGATCAAAGAGCCGGCCCCCGGCGATCTCCCTTTGGACATACTCGTTGATGCAGCGCCGGATATAGTCCGGCGTGGCCTCCGGATACCGGAGCGGCTCCGGCTTTCCGGCCCGCCTGGCCGCCCGTGCTGGATTTGCTTTTTTCAAATGATCACCTCCTGATAACTTTCCCCCCGTCCTTCGTCCCGCCCGCAGGCGATAGGCTCCTTAGAGAAGGAGTCCCGCAAGGGGATTCCCTTCGGTCACTGTCAGCCGTAAGGCTGACTGAGGATGGATCCCCCCGTCCCCGCCGCAGCGGTCAGGCTCCTTGGTGAAGGAGTCCCGCAAGGGGATTCCCTTCGGTCTCTGGCGGCCTTTAGGCCGACTGAGGATGGATCCCCCCGTCCCCGCCGCAGCGGTCAGGCTCCTTGGTGAAGGAGCTGGCGGCGAAGCCGACTGAGGATTGTCTCTCTCGTCCCCGCCGAAGCGGAAAAAACTTCCCCTTTAGGGGACGGGGGACCGCTTTAGCGGTGGAAGAGGCTTTCCCCCGACCTACCATTTCTCCATCAGCCATTCCCTGACGACCCCCACGGCCTCATCCGGATAGCAGCACACAGCAGCGCAGCCCTCCGCCTCCCGGATCTCCTGTATCGCCTTTTCCTGCAGCGCCGATACCGTTCCCAGCAACGGCCTTTTGACCTCAATGGCCACAAACAGCCCGCTGATAACGCCGTCAATGTCCGGCTCTCCGCTCTGCTGTTCAGCAGATGCCGCGTTCTTTCTCCATCTCCCTTCCGGGAACTCTTCCCGCAGGGCCTCCAGGATCTTTTTCTGATAGTAGCTCTCCTTTGGGATCAGCCGCCGGGCCAGCTTCTCCGCCTCCTGCATGTTTTTGGCCCGTCCTTCCTCTACCAGCGCCCTCTTGAACGCACTGAGAGTTTCATATTGCCGAAAGTCCTGAAATCTTTTCATCTGTTCACCTTCCTTCGTCCCCGCCGCAGCGGAAAAACCGTCCCCTTTAGGGGAAGGGGGACCGCCGTCAGGCGGTGGAAGGGGCTTTCCTTCGTCCCCGCCGCAGCGGATGAGGGGTTCCCCATCCCTCGTCTCGCCCGCAGGCGATAGGCTCCTTGGTGAAGGAGCTGTCGGCGCTTAAGCGCCGACTGAGGATTGTCTCCCCCGTCCCCCGTCCCCGCCGCAGCGGATGAGGGGGAGCGAAGCTCTTACCACTCATGTAGGTGTTGAGAGAATCTTGGATGTAATGGAAAAATCCTTTGTTTGCAATGCTTTTCTAAAAATTCAACGCCTACGCCTAAATTTTTTCGATACCTCTATATATTTCTATCGTTCTATCGTATAGCATTTGAGGAACCACTTCACATCTAATAGATGTATATTTTTTAAAAATAGATGTAATAGTAGTAATAAGGACCGCAACTTGTTGCAGCACAGGAGTTTCCGGTTCAACGCCTCCGCCTTACACCAGCCATTCCTCCAGAAGTAAGCGGCCCCTAGTTGTAAAACGGCAAGGAGGCCTGTCCATCCAGCTCCTTCAGTTCTATGCCGTCCTCATGGTCTTCTAGCTTACTGCGCAG